CTCCAGACCACCCTACAAAGTCTCACGTAGTTGTAGCCAAGGAAGGCGATAAACTAAAGACTATTAGGTTTGGTCAGCAGGGTGTTAAAGGCGCTGGAGCTAACCCTTCTTCCAGTTCTCAAAAGAAGAGGCAGAAGAGTTTTAAGGCAAGACACGCTAAGAACATTTCAAAAGGTAAGATGTCTGCTGCCTACTGGGCCGATAAGGAAAAATGGTAAGAAAGAGTTCATGGTAAAACCAAAAACAAAAAGAAGATTGGGAAGAAAGCCAATTCCAATTACACACCCACTACCGTACAAGGTTGATGAACTTCTCTTCTGGCATCCAATCCCAAGACTTCAGGGGACACACCCATGGGGTTACTACGAAGACGACAAGATTAATCCAGACCTTTATTTACCCAACCATGAAAAGCTAAGACTCCTCGAAGTGGCTAAGAAACTTATAAGTAAGGGCCACTCTCTAAGAGAAGTATCTAGATGGTTGTCTGCGGAGTCAGGTGAAACTATTACACACACAGGGTTAAGGCTAAGAATAGATAATGAAAAAAGAACCTCAAAAAAGTCAAACCTCCTTAGACAAATCTGTATCCGATACGACACAGCCTACAAAGCATGGAGAAAGTACGAAGCCCAAAAGTATCAGTACCACCCTGTTAAAGGACGTAGAGAAGCTGACGGGCGTATCACAAACCCACTTGCGTCCATCCGATCCGCAGCCGAAGCCGCAGAAGAGAGTGAACACAGTCCCGGCAAAGCCAACCCCTGCTGCCCTACCTGCGGGAAGAGAGGTTATATTCCAGCCGAATCCGGGACCACAGACTGACTTCTTGTCTTCCTCTGAACAAGAGGTCCTATACGGTGGAGCGGCAGGTGGAGGAAAAGCCCAGCCTCTTACGTCTATCGTAGAAACTCCTGACGGGCCTAAGACTATGGGTGAGATTGAGGTAGGTGACTACGTCTGCACGCCTGACGGAGGCTCAGCAAGAGTTCTTCAAGAACATCCTCAAGGTTTAGTCAAGGTTTACGAAGTGACCTTCCAAGATGGTTCTACTGCGTTGTGTACTGAAGACCATCTATGGTACTCAAAGGCTGTTAGAGATGGCTCAGAAAGGTTCAAACCAAGAGGCCTAAAGGAGATTATCAACAGCGGCAGGTCTTTTGTTGTTCCTCTCGGTGTTACAGAGTACATGGAAAAAGAGTATTCTTTGTCTCCCTACGCACTAGGTTCTCTACTAGGTGACGGGAGTATGACTACTAATAGTATCTCTTTCACCACAGCAGACGTAGGGTCTGTCCAAGAGTTAACTAAAGAAGGGTTGGATTTACACAAGAGAGCTAGTAAATATACTTACGGAGTGAGAGGGATTAATCCTATTCTAAGAGAGCTTGGTCTTATAGGAACAAACTCCCACACTAAGTTTATTCCAGAAGAGTATATGTACGGCTCTATTTCTCAAAGGTTGAGTCTTGTTCAAGGTCTCTTGGATACAGACGGGTACGTTAGTGTAGACGGCAAGGTTAACTTTACTTCGATGTCTACAGTGATGTTGGCTCAAGTAGCTCACTTAGTTAGGAGCCTAGGAGGAACTGCCAAGCCGATGTCAAATGGACACACCCTTTACATCAGGCATCCAAACTCAGAAAGCCTCTTTCGTCTGGATAGGAAGAAGTCTAGATGTCATAAGAAGACTATAAACAATAAGATCATTGGGATCAAAGAAGTCGGTAAACATGTATGTAAGTGTATAACGATTGACAGCAAAGAGCAGCTTTACATCACGGATAATGGTCTTGTTACTCACAATAGCTTCGCTATGCTTGCAGACCCTGTAAGATACTTTGAGAACCCTAACGCTCAGATGCTCTTAGTCCGTAAGTCTACTGAAGAGTTAAGAGAACTTATAGCTAAGAGTAAGGAGTTGTACTATAAGTATGACTCTCGTATGAAGTTCCTTGAAAGAGAGAAGACATGGGTAGCTCCTTCTGGTGCAACACTTTGGTTGTCTTACCTTGACAGAGACGAAGACGTTTCAAGGTACCAAGGTCAGGCCTTCTCATGGATTGGGTTCGATGAACTTACACAGTGGTCTTCTCCTTACGCTTGGAACTACATGAGGTCTCGCCTAAGGACTACTAAACATTCAGGGTTAGACCTATACCAGAGAGCTACGAGTAACCCCGGAGGTGTAGGACACCAGTGGGTCAAGAAGATGTTTGTAGACCCAGAAGTTGCTAACAAACCCTTCTACGCAACAGACAGCGACTCTGGGAAAATCCTTAGGTACCCTGAAGGACACTCCTCAGGTAAAGGTGGACAGCCTCTCTTTAAGCGTAGATTCATTCCTGCCACTCTCTTTGATAACCCCTACCTATCAGAAGATGGGACCTACGAAGCAAACCTTCTGTCTCTCCCCGAAGCTGAACGTAAGAAACTGTTAGAAGGTTCATGGGATATTCAAGAGGGTGCCGCCTTCCCCGAGTTCAGCATCGATAAACACGTTGTAGAAGCCTTCGACATCCCAAGACATTGGAGAAGGTTTAGAGCAGGGGACTGGGGTTACTCAAGTTACTCAGGTGTACTGTGGTTTGCTGTAGCTCCCTCAGGAGAACTCTTCGTTTATAACGAACTCTACGTGTCTCAGATGACCGCAGACAAGCTGGCTAGAGAGATTAACCAAATCGAGAGAGGCCAGAAGGTTTCCTACGGAGTGCTCGACTCTTCTGTATGGAGAGCCACAGGAGATGGAGGGCCTTCAATCGCAGACCAAATGATTACTCGTGGTTGTCGCTGGAGAAAAGCTGATAGGTCTGCAGGATCAAGAGTAGCAGGTAAACAAGAAATTCATAGAAGACTTCAGAATGACCCTGAGTCTGGTGCTCCTACCTTATACATCTTTGATCACTGTAGACACCTCATCGGTCAGTTACCTAACCTACCTCTAGACAAAAAGAACCCAGAGGACGTTGACACTAAGTCTGAAGACCACCTGTATGACGCTCTTCGCTACGGTCTCATGTCTCGTCCTACACCGTTTAATGAGACTACTAGTATACCACAAGAATACAAACCTGTAGACACTGTCTTCGGTTATTAATAGATAGGAGTTTCCCTTTGGAAATCGAACAAGACTTTATCCCAGAAGAGAACTTAACGTCTCTCGAAGACTCTAAAAAAGATACTACGGAACCTGTTGAAGACGCCGTGTCTTCTTTTGTGACTGATAAGTTTACTCTAGCACAAGAAGCCCGCAGAACTCAGGAGAGTACTTGGTTAACTGCTTATAAGAACTACAAGGGAGTTTACTCCGAAGACATGCAGTTCACTGAGGCTGAGAAGTCTAAGGTCTTTGTTAAGGTTACTAAGACTAAAGTACTAGCTGCTTATGGGCAAGTATCTGAAGTCCTCTTAGGAGGCTCTAGGTTCCCTATCACTATCGACCCTACTACTCTACCTGATGGTGTTCAAGAGTCTGTTCACTTTGAGATGGACCCAAAAGCTAAAGAAGCTAATGAGAGCCAGTACGGTGCCGACTATTTGTCTGATGGCTTAGGTCCTTTGAGTGGTAAGCTTGAAGGGGTAGACGTTAGGGCTGGCCCCGGAACGACACCTTCTCAAGTCACCTACCACCCCGCTCAGGTAGCTGCTAAGAAGATGGAGAAACTTATTCATGACCAACTAGAAGAGTCCAACGCTAGGAAGCACCTGAGGTCTACAGCCTTTGAGTGTGTACTCTTCGGTACAGGTATCATGAAAGGCCCTATGTTGTCTGAGAAGGAGAACCCTAAATGGGACTCCGAAGGAAACTATACACCAGAGTATAAGACAATCCCTCAAGTAACCTCCCCGTCTCTTTGGGATATTTACTTTGATCCAGACGCTAACGTAACAGAAGACTTGATGTACGCTGTAGAAAGACACAAGATGTCTCGCCTTCAACTCAATAACCTAAAGTCTGTCCCTCTCTTTAGATCAAACAGTATCTCTGAAGCTGTAGCTCTAGGGACTAACTACGTTAAAGAACATTGGGAAGAAGCCATGTCTGAAGATACAGACAGCGGTCCTGTTGACCGATACGAGGTCCTAGAGTTCTGGGGATACATTGATAGAGAAACTCTAGAAGAAGACCTTAAGTTTACTTTACCCTCCCATTTGTCTGACGTAGACGAGTTAAACGTAAATGCTTGGGTATGTAACGGTAAAGTCCTCAGACTTGTAGTGAACCCTTTTGTACCGGCACGTATCCCTTACTATGTCGTACCCTACGAAGCTAATCCTTACAGTATCTATGGAGTAGGTATTGGAGATAACATGGCAGACACACAGCAGCTTATGAATGGTTTCATGAGAATGGCTGTTGACAATGCTGCCCTTTCTGGTAACATGTTAATTGAGATTGATGAGGGTAACCTAACTCCCGGTCAAGACCTAACGGTATACCCCGGTAAAGTTTTCCGTAGACAGTCTGGTGCTCCGGGTCAAGCTATCTTTGGAACTAAGTTCCCCAACGTATCCAGTGAAAACCTTATGCTGTTTGACAAGGCTCGTGCTTTGTCTGATGAATCCACAGGGTTCCCTTCCTTTGCTCACGGACAAACAGGAGTCTCTGGAGTAGGTAGAACAGCCTCAGGTATCTCTATGCTTATGTCTGCAGCTAATGGTTCTATTAGGACAGTCGTTAAGAACGTAGATGACTTCCTCTTAAGCCCTCTAGGTAAGGCTCTCTTTGCTTTTAACATGCAGTTTAACTTTGATCAGTTAGACATTGTAGGAGACCTTGAGGTAAAGGCTGGAGCTACAGATAGTCTTATGGCTGATGAAGTAAGAAGCCAGAGGTTGATGCAGTTCTTGTCAGTAGTACAGAATCCTCAGTTAGCACCCTTTGCTAAGCTTCCTTACTTGGTTAGAGAGATTGCTATTAGTATGGACCTTGATCCTGATAAAGTTGCTAACTCTATGGAGGATGCCGCTAAGACTGCTGAAATCCTACGTCAGATGTCCCCTGAACCAGAGAAGCCCCAAGGTCCTGAAAGACCTCAAGGAGGTCCTCAAGACACGCAAGGCTCTGGTGGTGGCACCATAGGAACAGGTTCTGTCCCTCAACCGGGAGAGCAAGGCTTCTCAGCTAATACAGGAGAAGACGTCTAATGACAGCCAAACACAAACTTAGGGGTCTGTATAACAATGGACCTCTTTACGGAACCTTCGTAGAGGCTATTGATGAAGACATTGCGAGAGCTTCTAGAACTTTAGAGAGCACTAAAGACGTAGCTGAGATTCACCGAATGCAGGGAGCCATCAAAGCTCTGAGGTCAATCAAAGGTTGGAGAGCAGACACCGAATATTCTGAAAGGACTTCAAAATGAAGAAAGACCCAGTAAGCAAGAATGAAATTCCCTTAGGAGCTACAGCTAAAGAAGTTAGGGACGACATCCCAGTAAACCTAAGCGAGAATGAATTTGTAATCCCCGCCAACGTTGTCCGCTTCTTCGGTGTTAAACACTTTGAGAGTATGATTGAGAAAGCTAACAAAGGTTACGAGAACATGGCTGCTGAAGGTAGACTTCCTGAAGAAGAACCTTTAACAGATGAAGAACAGGCAATCCTTGCTGAAGTAACTGGTATGGCTGAAGGAGGTCTTGTTCAAGGACAGACACCGGAAGAACCTAAAGTAGTAGAACCTTTCGATCCAAGCAAGTGGTCTTACTTTAACGAGGCTCCCACTACGAGTACATCAGGTGTAGGCGTAGAGTCTCGCTACTATGTTAACAGTCAGCTAGAGACTAGAGCTATTCTGTTTATGAATGGTAAACCAGTAAACCCAATCCCTGAAGGTTTTGTCCCAGACACTGCAGAGAATAGACAGAAGCTTGCAGAGGACAGCGGTTCAACAGAAGCAGTAGAAGAACCTACAACACCTGAACCAGACTCACCCTTTGACGATGGTCCTGAGTCTAATGCAGAGAGTAAAGACTATACAGCTATGTCTTCTGCAGACCTGCTAGGAGATGCTACCGATGGACTGAAGGCAGGTAACCTCGCAGAGAAAGGTATCGGCTTCTTCGCTGGGTCCATCCTAGGAGGTCCCTTAGGAGGTAGCCTAGCTAACCGTACAGGCGTAGGAGAGTTCCTAGGAATGGGTGTCACTTCTGCTGTAGCCAATGCTCAGATCGCAGCAGCAAGGGGAGACGAGGATACAGCAAACAGTATCTACGGAGCCGTTGTAGAGAACTCTAAGTACGATTCTATTGATGACATTAAGGCTAACGAAAATCTTATGTCTCGCGCAGCTAAGATGGCTGCAAAGAGAACTGAAGAAACAATCACAGCTACCACCCCTGCTGCTTCAGCCTCTTCTCCTAGTACCGCTTCCTCCGAAGAAGGGGACGACGACGAGAACGAAAACACAGGAAGAACTTCTAGTGGGTTTGGAACAGACGACCCATCCAGTGCTTCTTGGGGTATGAACAAAGGAGGTCTAGTACAATCTCGTAAACCGATGTTTAAAACAAAACGTAAAACTCTAATGACAAAACCAACTAAATAAGGCGACTCTGCTAGAAGCAGACCCCAACATAAGGAAATGATTATGACTACCGAGAATACTGAAACAGAAACAAAAGGCTTCATTCAAAAGCAAAACAATAAGACTAACCAAAAACGTATTGAGGACGATGAGAAAGAAATCGCTGAAATGCTTAAAGCTCAAACACAAGAGTCT